ATGGCACAACTAACGTCACGATAGAATACGGGACCGGGACTAATTGCGGAACGCTAGTCGGAACCGCGACGGGAGCGTACCCATTGACGGCGCAAGCTGGCATTTCAAAAGGTACGGGTTTAGGACCGGTTTTAGTTATTCCCGCTTCGGACGCGGTTTGTATCCTGCAATCTGGCGGCGTGCAGTTGTCTGGGTCGATTTCGTATACGCAATTCTAGGAGCTAGAATATGCCACGCTTTTTAGCGGTATTCGGATTACTGTTCGCGCTGTTGACAGGCGCGGCATATTCAACCTCTATAACAACCACAGGTGCCGGTTTTCCGGCTAGTTCTTCGTGTTCGCCGTCCTTTACATATGAGGGCGATCAATTCGCAAATACAAATGGGCCGTTTAGTTTCACAGGTTATACATTAGGAACGCCGACTTCAACTCGCTATGTTATTGCGTTTGTTGGGACGCGCGGCGGAACGACGGGACTTAGCGTTACGATTGACGGAATATCCGCGTCCGTTGTTGTGAGTGCAACAACCGGACGCGGAATTGCTATTGTGAAAGATAGTTCTACATCTAGCGGTAGTGGATCGGTAGCGTTTTCTGTTGGAGGTACGCAAACCTCGGGAATTGCCGCAGTTTATTCTGTCACCTGTTTGAATAGTGCAACTCCGGTAGCAACAGTTAGTGGTGCGCCCCCGCAAAGTCTAAACGCCGATGCTGGCGGAGTATTAATTGCTGGCGCTTGCAGCGCCGCGAATTTTACTTATACGTGGAGTGGCGTCAATAAGGACTTTAATCAGGCACTAACCGGGGGTTCATGTTCGGCTGCTAGTATTTCTCCGGCGTCAAGCGGTTCAACGTCGGTATCTTATAGCGGCGACACGGCGGTATTGATTGCAGCGTCTTGGGATTAATTGGTGTCTCTAAACCTCTCCCAATTTCCTACGGTTCCCTTTAATCAGGGGGATAGCGGACCGATTGCGGCCACGCCGATTGTATTATGTACGCCGCCTACGGATGATCCAAAACAAATTCCGGTACATATAAACTGGAATGATTACGCAACGCAATTGGCAGCAACCCCCGATTTGGGGGTTGTGGTTAATTTGTTTGCCGGAGTGCAGGGGGCGGTTAAACAGATACGTGGCGTTTATATCGATAATTCGCTTTCGACTGCGGCGATATATGTAAAGTTTCCCGGCACAAATTTCACGGTATTCGCGCCGCCCGGTTATCTCGTAATGCTGCCGGTTATTACCAATTTGCCGAATGCTGTGATTTATATTTTGAACGCCGACACAAAAAATTTGCCCGAAACCAATATCATTTTCTCGAATATAGAGTTCAGGCCGGTATATATTCCAAGCCCGACTGCGGCGACCAGTAATGTATTACCGACAATTTCCTATCGCGGTTCCGTAAATGCGACGACAACGGCGGGCGCTGTTCAAAAGACATTTAATAACGTTCCGCTTGGACCGGTTGAAAGCGATAGGCTTTCGGTATTTATTGTTAGTTGGACAGATAATTTAGGAGTGACTTCACAATTAACTAGTTGCGTTGTGAATGGTGTCAATCTAGGAGCGCCATTTATACAGGTATCGGCGGCTGGCAGCGGCGGAACCGGCGGCGGGGGTTGCGCGTTATTCTATACTCGCGTACCTACGCCATTCATTACCGCAACCGTTGTCTGTAATTTCAGTGCAAATGCAAATGCGGCGGTTTGTAGCGCCTACATGATAAACGGGCAAGATAGTGATACGCCGATTGATTATTCGTTCGCGGGAGCGGCGGTAGGCAGTAATTCGGCTCTGTCAATATCTGTAGGAATGCAACAATACGCGGTAAGCTGCTACGGCGCGACGACGGTTCCCGGTGGCGTGACGCCAACGCTGACTAATAGTTTTATCGACGCGAGCGGGCAGTTACCGGCGGGAGCAGGCAATCCATTTTGGGGAGTATCGCATTATGATACGCCTATCGATCAAATACGCACGGTAGGTAATACAGGTTCCGCGCTGCTAGGTGCAGCGTGGTTTTGACACTAACGCGAGGCCAACATGACCGGAATTGAAATGATGCTGAAAGCTGCGGGGCTTGATCCGCAAGCTATCGTAAAACAGGTTGCCGACGTTCAAGCGCTTGTCAAATCGGTCGATGATAGATTGACAAGCATACAGAATACCCAAGCGACCATTATTCAGATGATCGCAAAACAGCAGGAGCAAGCAGCAAATGGCAAAGAAAGTGGTAGTGGAAGCGGCGGGAACGCGAGTGGCGACACAACAGACAATCGGCAACTCGGCCAGTCAACCGGGCCGAGTGGCGGTGCGCCGCCGTCCGGTGGCGGTAGTTCCTGAAGCGGTTCCGGCGCGTAAGTTGACAATTGACAACGATTATATTTTGCGGCGTATCGCCAATCTCGAAAGTAAAATTTTCGGGCCGGATTATGTTTATCACGACGCCATAAGCGAGGGTCAAACGGAAGATGGCGGCGACTATATCGACGAAAATAACAATGAAGTCATTGATGACGAAAACGTTGTCATTGACGAAAATGCCGAGGCCGCCTCTGAAATTTGAGAATAACGAAGCGCGCGATCTCGCCACAGAAATATTACGTGGCGAGGTTGCCGCTTTACAAAGGGTAGTCAAATGGCAGCAGAAGGAAATTCGGCGGTTGAAGCTGCGGTCGAACGGGCGGCGGAAGCTAGAGCGGGAGAAATAGCCGCACCAATTATAGAACATGCGGTTGAAGCAGCAAACGACGCAACTAGACAAGCAGAAGCAAATGCAGCAGCTATTGCAGAGGCCGCGCTGGAAACTGCACGCGGCAATCGCTTAGCTCAATTGGAAACGGATTTAAACAAATGTCGGAACGAGATAACGGAAGTGCGGACGACGCTAGAACCGTTGGTTCGGGCGATGCAAGCGGACTTGGCGGAATTGCGGGCGAAAGTGACGACACCGATAATCGCGGTAGCGGCACCCTCGAACCCGGAAAACCCATCGTCATCGATCCAACAGCCATCGCCGGCAGCACCGGAAGTAATAGCGGAAGTGATACAGCCGGCAGCGGCGGCGCTAAGCGCCGTCGCGGACGTCCCCCCGGAAGTGGCGCGGGAAGCCGAAAAGGCTCGCAGAAAAATTCGGCTGATATAGCGAGTGGCTTGGAATTGATATTGCTTTCTTCTCATCAAATGCTGGCGGCGATTGCAGGTGCGCCAGAATTTGCGATTGAACAAAGTGAAGCGAAACAGCTTGCAATCGGAATTGCAAATGTCGGTCGCCATTATGATATGCGGATCAATGAAAAAGCGGTCGATTGGCTTTTCCTTATTCAGACTTGCGCCATTGTATATGGGCCTAGGATAGCGGTTCTTATGGCGAAAAATCGTCCACCAAAGCGGCAACCTCCGCCGCCACAGCCAACGCCGCAACCGCCGCCCCGGCAAGGCGGCGAGGCAAATTCGACGCATTTTTCGCCGTGGGTAGAGCCGGAAGGATTTGATCCTGATGGCGGAGGATTTGTGCAATGACGAATACCGGTGCAATTCCCGTAAATCCCCCTTCGCCGCTACGATCGAATTGGGATAGTGCGCCTATTTGGTTCAAGTGGATGCTACATGAAATAGGCGTGCGCGAATATCCGGGGCCTACATCAAATCCGCGTATCATTGCCTATCGTCAAATGGCAAAGATAAATATTCAGGGTGATGATAGTGTCGTCCCATGGTGTGCGATATTCGCCAATGCCGCGTTAGAAGTGAACGGGATTATAGGAACGCGAAACCCAGCGGCGCGCTCTTTTGAAAATAATCCGAATTTCGTTCGCTTGCCGGGACCGGCATTGGGTGCAATCGTCACATACTGGCGAGTTTCGCGTTCCTCTGGTGAAGGGCATGTGAATTTTTATCGCGGAGAAATTCCGCAACGCATCTATGGTGGAGGTGGTAATCAAGGGGATAGCGTCACCATAGCTAGCTTTCCCCGTATCTCTCCGTCATTTGGTGTTACCGGTTATTGGTGGCCAAAATCTGTACCGATACCGGTTGTGGCTCCAATTGTAATTCATGCGGGGCAACCTCTTGACGAAGATAACCAAAAGGTAGATTGAAAATGAACAAAACGCTTCTAGGATGGTTACAGGTAGGAATGGCGGCGTTTTCTGCCGCCTCGGCCGCAGGGGTTATTCCGTGGTTGACGCCACAGTTTAGTGACGCGCTTATTGGCATTGTCGCGTTGCTAGCCGGCGGTCACGCACTTACTTCCGGCGCACAGGTACAGAACCCGCCGAAAAATTCATAGCCCGACACGATAGATACCGGATCAGTTACAGAATTGGTCCGGTATCTATTCCGATAAGCGAAGTTACATACGGGGTATAAGATATGCTTTTCAGCAACACAATTACCCTAGGCAATATTATAGAATTGTGCGGCATGGCAATAGCCGGATTATTGCTGCTCAATAAAGTATCGTCGCAATTTAATTTGCTAGTTTACCGGTTAGGAGAATTGGAAAAGCGGGTTAGACGCGGGGAGGAATTAAATATGGTTCCAATAGCTGAACGACGTGAAGCCCGCCGCAAATATTATAGTGCGGAAGAAAACGAGATTGAATAAATGGCCAAGGATTTTTCATGGCCGTCAAATTCAGAGCGCACTACAATTTTAGGTCGCACCGGCAGCGGTAAGACACAAATGGGCGCGTTTATTTTGTCACGCTCGCAATTCGACAAGCAGCCGTATATTATTTTTGACTACAAAGGCGACGAATTACTTGGAAGTATTGACAGAATTAGAGAAATAGGATTGAATGAGGCAATTCCGAAGGAACCGGGGGTTTATATTGTTCGGCCCGGCATTACCGAAACGGACGAAACAGAAAAGTATTTGTGGAAGATATGGGAGCGAACCCGAATAGGGTTGTATATCGATGAAAGCTATATGCTCCCGAACAGCGGCCCGCATGATCGCGGCGCGCTACAGGCAATCTACACGCAGGGGCGCTCACTGCGGATACCTGTTATCGCACTTAGTCAACGACCGGCATGGCTTAGCGGTTTCTTTTATTCGGAAGCGGATCACTTCGCCGTCTTTCATCTTAATGATGATAGAGACGAAAAAGCCGTGCAGCGATTTTTCCCGCGAGGCTCACTCCGTAACGCGGACCGCTTAGAAGATTATCATTCGCGTTGGTACAGCGTTAAAACCAATTCGCTTTATCTTATGAAGCCCGTTCCCGATGCTGATACTATCAGGAACGAATTGAACGAAAGGCTTTTGCCAAAGCGGCGGTTTGTATAGGCATGGATAAATATTATTGAGTTTCCACGTTCGGCGGCCGAACGTGAATTTCGGAGAAAACAGCGCATGGAGAGAACATATCTGCAATGGAATTTCGCTAATTGGATTACCGTTTTGCTTATGGCGGGTTTAGGTGCCGTAGCAATCGGAGTTATTGTTTCCGGAGTGAAAACGTATCAAGCACAGGGGCAGTAAACCATGCCCTTAGAAAAAGTCATCAACTGGAATTTGATAAGCAATCCCGTGAATTGGGTTATCGTCATATTGATGATTAGCATCGCGGGCCTCGCTATCGCGGCAATTTTTCCCGATCTATATAACGAGGGCAATTAAATGGCAAAATCTCCGCAGACTGCTCCTAACCCGCAGCAGCAGAATAATTACGCACGCGCTGCTGTGCTAGCGCAGTCTCTTAATATGTGGCAGCAGATTTTTCAGAATACTTATGCTTCTGCTATTCCCGGACGTGTAATCAATATTCCTTTCCAGAACGTCGGGCTTATCAAGCGCTTTCTCGTAAAGATTGAAGCAACGATTGCGCGTAGCGCTGCCGAAACCCAGACAAAAACCACATTCGGGCCGGCTAACTTGCTTTCGCAGGTTGTGCTAACCGATTTGAACAATAACACTCGCATCAATACAACCGGCTGGCATTTGCATATGCTGGCGACCGCTCGCCGGCAAGGGGCTTACGGCGCGGCGTTTGTCAATAACTCGCCAATTTCTATTGGCGCAAATTATAATGTCATCGTGTCGCCGCCGCAGTTTACCGCTGGCAATCAATCTATTGTCATGTATTACGAAATTCCGATCGCGTATAGCGATATGGATTTGCGCGGCGCAATTTACGCCAACGTTGTGAATGCTACCGGCAACCTACAGATTACCGTTAACAATAATTTCTTTGTCGGTTCTGGCGCGGACGCAACGCTTGCGGGCTATCAGTCCTCGACCGCTGGCGACCTTGGCACTTTCTCATCGCTCAAGGTTACCGTCTATCAGAATTACCTCGACCAAATCCCGATGACAAATAAGGGGCCTCTGCTGCCCTATCAGGATTTGGGACAGGTTTACTTGCTCAATAATACGGTGGTAACCGGACTTTCGCAAAATCAGGATATTCCAATCCCGTATGCCAACTTCCGGCAATTCCTGTCAACTTTCCTGATTTACGATAATGCCGGCGCGTTGAACGCCGGGACTGACATTGCCTATTTTGCATTGCAGACTGCCAACTATACCAATATTTTCAAGGTCGATCCGATCACGCAGGCGTTGTTTGCTAGGCAGATTATTGGCGATGACTTCCCTGCCGGCATGTATTATTTCGATAGTCGAAATAAGCCGATTTCTACTATTCAATACGGCAATCAGCAGCTAGTTGTTAATGCAAGTAACGTCGCGGGCGCTACTTCGCAGTTCCTAATGGGATATGAAATGATCGCCCTTCAGAACCAAATCACGGGCGCCGGTTCGCTGTTCGCGAGTTAAGCGCATGTGGGATAACTTCAAAGGATGGCTTAATCAGCCGTTCTCTGCCGATATGGATGCAATCCATTGGTTTTATTTTTTCGGATTGCTTATTACCATATCGGCAGTGTGGGCGGTTATTCTTCATCAGCTAACAAAGGAATAGCGATATGAAATGGATACCCCTGATTATTGTAATCGCGCTTGCCTATTATGCCGGCGCAAAATATCCGCAGCTTCTCAGCAAAGTGGGTTTGTAAAATGAAAATCAAAACTCTACTTATCGGCGCGGCACTTGCCCTCGGCATTGGCAGTGCCGCCTTCGCTACGCAGGTTGTGCAGGATAACCTTGCAATTCTCGGCACGCTGCAAACTGGCGTCCATGTCGGCAACGCCAGTGTTCCGGGTGAATTGCCGGCTGTTACCGGAACCGGCTCTCCAACTATTGCGGCCGGTTCGACCGATCATGCCGGCATTGTCACGGCGGGTTCCTCGGCAACAAGCGTCGTTATTACTTTCGCAACGCCATACGCCGCCGCGCCGGAATGTAACGTCGACAATCAGTCGCAAGTTACTTCGTTTGCGTATGCCGTTTCGACAACTGCAATCACCATTACGCAAACCTCGACCAGCGGTAATATTATCGACTACGATTGCACGGCGCTCGCTGGCGGTCTCTGATCCTTGGAGGGGATAAATGGATACGTCGCAAAGCAACGTCATATTTGCCTATCTGTTGATTGCGTTCATTGTATTCATTACAGTGAAAGGCGAATTGCCTACGTATCTAGGATTTTTGCTCGGGGGTTCCTCCGTGTCGCCTACCGGGCAAAATGATGCTGGCGGCGTGGCCTCCGCCGCCAGCATCGCCGGCAGCGTCGGAAATTCGACACCTACGCAATTGAATTTGACGCAACCGACAAACGATGCAAACAAGAATTTGAGTAGCCTTTTAGACTTCGCCAGTCTGTTCGCATAGAGGAATACCAAATGCCTTTTGCATTGGTTACACTCGGCTTACTTATGATAGTAACTGGCGCGCGAGATACCTATAAGCAATTCGGCGAACAAGTAACTTCCGATTTTACCGGCAGCGGCGGGTTCCTCTATTGGGTTGCCGCTATCGGCGCTGTAGGAGCGCTAGGTTATGTTCCATCACTGCGAACATTCTCGCGCGTATTCATGGGACTGATTATAATCGCGCTTGTTTTAAATAAAAAGAATAGTAATCTGTTCGCCAATATAACAGCGGCATTGCAGCAAGGGCCGGCGAATATACAAAGCGATGCTACAACTTCAAGTACAACAGCAACGTCTAACGTAACTCAAACGCCATTTACGCAATATAATTTTTCAAATCTATTACAAGGACAAGCGCCACCCGCACCGGGAGCGCAAGATTTTCAATATGGGGGAGCACTCAATCCTCTTTCATATTTCAAAAATCTCAATACCCCCGGTTTTCTCAATAGCCTTTTCGGTCTAAATCCATAGGAGATAATATGAACGCCGCAACAGAAGCCATCGTTTCAATTGCTACAGCCATTGTAGGCGTGGCAATTCTGTCTGTGCTCGTTTCCAAAAATTCAAATACCGCCAATGTCATTACCTCTGCCGGTTCGGCTTTCTCGGGCGCACTCGCAACCGCCACCGGTCCGGTTACAGGCGGCGGTAATAACGCAATCTATCCGAACAACAATTTTTCAAGCGGCCTCGGCTTTAATCAGGTGCTCTAATGGGATGGTTCAAACGTCCTAATCCAAATACGCCGCGTGGCGGAACGTTTCCACTCGATCCGCTGCTTAATGGCGTTGAATTACATAATTTCCCCGGTAGAGAGCGCCCGCAATGGTGGCGGAGAAATAAAGTTGACGAAACGGCGGACCGCTTTACCGATCAATTCCGGCTGGCATGGGAAAAGAAAAACCCGCCCGATCCGGGAACCGGCATTTATGCCTATGAGACTTATGGATTGCCGCAATTTCCAGTTGCAGGCCCGTCTATTGTGGTACGGGAACCGCTTAAAACTTTTGCCTCTCCAAGTTATTATGGCGTGCAATTGGTCCCGCTTTCCGGTATTCCTACCGTTGCCGGTCAAGTTATTGCTTCTCCATTGTACAACCCCGATCAGGGTTTCGTTAATGCGATACCGCCTCCGCAGTTATCGCCCCCGCCTAATGTTGTCATCAATACCTAACAATTAGGGTGCAAACATGGATTTTCACCCCATACAGGCAATTAAAGCGCACCCGTTGCTTGCACTCGGGGCGGGCGCGGCTGCAATCGCTGTTATTCTTATCGCTCGCAGCGGCGGAAGTTCTACTACCGCTGCCGATAGCAGCGGAAGCGATACTGCACTTGTGGACGCTGGCGTACAACTACAGCAGGCGCAAATTGCGGCCAGCGCGCAATCCGCCGCTGGCACGCAGGCTTTTCAATCGCAGCAGGAACAAGATGCTACCGCTTTGGCAGAAGCCAATATCGCTGCCAATTATCAGACAACTGCCGATACCCTCGCCGCTTCCGTTCAATCGCAGCAAATCTCGGCGCAACAGGAAACAACCGATACCGCCAACACGTTAAATGCTCAAGTAACTACGGCCGGCATTAACGCGCAAGTAAAACAAAATCAGGACACGCTTGCGGTTTTGGAGGATCAGATTACCAGCAATCAAGCAATTCAGACTGCAAGCATTAACGCGCAATTGCAATCCAATATCGCCGCGCAACAGCCTAAAGGACTTCTCGGCTTTCTGTTCGGATAACTCCAAAGGCACCCAATGAGCAAAGACGCACAAATTCTTATGTTCGTCGTCGTCGGCGCACTGGCGGCGGTACTAATATGGAATAAACAGATTTCCGGATTTATCGCGCCGACTGGCAGCGATGCTGTATCGGGCGCACCAACCGACGCGTCACTCACTAACGGTCCGGAATATCTCGTATATAATACCCCATGGGCGTATAATCCGGCCCTCGGCAACGTTCTTCCTTCCATGACGGAAGGGCAAATCGGACAGACAAACGCGCAACCGCAAAATAGCAGTTATTCCACCGGTTGTGCTATGTGCGGAGATTGAAGTATGGCAACGCTCAAAGATTGGTTTACGAAACTGGTACAG